CGTCGGGTAGCGAGCTTTTCAAAACGCTTTGTGAAAGGAGAGTAGTATGTCTACTCAAATCACTACCGCGTTTTCCCAGCAGTTCTCTGCCAATGTGCAGCTTCTTTCGCAACAGCGCGGCTCGATCCTTCGGGGCGGCGTATCTGAGGAAGCGGTCACTGGTGAAAAGGCTTTCTTCGACCAGGTCGGAGCAGCCGCTGCTGTGAAGCGCACCTCGCGCCACGGGGATACACCCGTGGTCGAGACACCCCATTCTCGCAGAATGGTCACGATGGATTCGTATGAGTGGGCTGATCTGATCGACGATGTCGATAAGGTCAAGATGCTCATCGATCCGACATCGACCTATGCTCAGGCAGCAGCCGCTGCAATGGGCCGGGCGATGGACGATGCCATCATCACCGCTGCAACAGGTACATCCAAGACAGGCAAGTCAGGTGGCACCAGCACATCAATGCTGGGCGCTAACCAGATTGCCAACGGCTCGGCTGACCTGACCGTGGCGAAACTGATCCAGGCAAAGAAGATCCTCGACAATGGTTCTGTCGATCCTTCGATCCCTCGGCATATCGCCGTCGGGCCTGATCAAATCGAGGCGCTGTTGAACACCACCTCTGTAACCAGCTCTGACTTTAATACGGTCAAGGCTCTGGTCCAGGGTGAGGTCAACACGTTCATGGGCTTCCAGTTCCACATGAGTACCCGCCTCGGTAAATCCGGTAACATCCGCACATGCTTTGCATGGGCCGAGGACGGCATCAAGCTGGCCGTCGGTAAGGATGTCCAAAGCCGCATCGATGAGCGCGCTGACAAGAGCTACTCCACCCAGGTTTACTACTGCGCCACCTTTGGTGCGACCCGGATGGAAGAAGCTAAGGTCGTGCAGATCGACTGCGACGAGAGCGCATAGGGAGGGCATGAGAAATGGCTACTGTATATAGCACTCAGCAAACAACGCTGACTCAAGACGACCCTTCTGATTTCGTGAAAGCCAACGAGCTGGGCGGTGAAGTCCGCGTTGCTCACGGCACCTACGAGGCTTCGAGCCTGGCATCTGGCGACGTGATCGAAATGTTCACCCTGCCTGATGGCGCTCGCATCCTTCAGGGCCAGCTGGCTCACGATGCGTTGGGTTCATCGACAACTCTGTCTGTGGGCTTTGCAGCTCACACCAAGGCAGACGGCACCGCTGTCTCTGCATCTGCAGCTGCCTATAAGGCAGCAGCCGCTTCGACCTCAGCACAGATCGTGGACATCGTTGCCACGCTCGCGCTGCTGAATGGCGAAGAGGTTGATGCTGACGAGAACGGCAAGACCGTCACTGTGACTATGGGCGGCGCCGCTGGCACCGGCTCTATCGCCGTGACGATGCTGTACGTCGTTAACTAACCAGAGGGGGCAGCTTCGGCTGCCCCTTTTTTTGCAAGGGGATCTAGATGGCATCTGTCGTTGATATCTGTAACAGCGCTCTGAATCAGATCGGTGCGTCCAACATCATCAGTCTGACTGAGGACAGCAAGGCTGCGCGTATCTGCAACCAGCGCTACAACTTTGTCCGCGATAGTGTCTTCCGCGCGCATCCCTGGAATTGTCTTACGACCAGGGCAAGCCTGGCGCCGGACACTGCTGCCCCCGCTTTTCAATTTAGCAAGCAATTCACGCTTCCTACTGACCCATTTTGTTTGCGCGTGTTGCAGCTCAGCAACACAGACATTCTTTACAAAATCGAAGGCCGCAAGCTGCTGTGTGACGAAAGCACCATAGAGATGATTTATGTCGGCCGGGTAGAGGATGCCAACCAATACGACACGCTGCTCACCGAGACGATCGCCGCAGCGATGGCAGCTGATCTGGCGTACCCGCTCGTCGGCAGCTCGGCGCTCAGCGCAAACATGTTCACCCTGTATCAAAGCAAACTGACCGAAGCGCGGTTTGTCGATGCGACTGAAGACAACGACATCAATACATCTGTGATCTCTGACAGCCGGACTGTCGCAGCCGATACCTTTATCAATGCGAGGTTCTGATGGCCAAGGCGTCACCAGCGTTTACTAATTTCACAGCCGGCGAGCTGAGCCCCAGGCTTGATGGCCGGACTGATGTCGCCAAGTATTTTAACGGCTGTAAGAAGCTGCAGAATTTTGTGGTTCACCCGCATGGCGGCGCAAGCCGGCGTCCTGGCACGATCTTTGTGCGAGAGGTCAAGAACAGCGCGCACAATGCCCGGCTGATTCCTTTCGAGTTCAACGTCACCCAGACCTATATCCTGGAGTTTGGCGATCAATATTTCCGCGTTCACAAGGATGGCGGCACTGTGGTATCTAGCGGCAGTCCTGTTGAGGTGGGAACGCCCTATGCCCACACAGATCTAGCCAAGCTAAAATTCACGCAGTCAGCTGACGTCATGTACCTGGTGCATCCTGACTATGCGCCGCGCAAGATCACGCGCACCAGCCACACCGCTTGGACCATCACCGAGGTGGATCTGCTGCGCGGTCCTATGGCTGATGACAACACGACCACCACAACACTGCTAGCCAATGGCAGGACAGGCTCAGTCACAATCACGGCAAGCGCCAGCACCTTTGTAAGCAGCGATGTTGGCCGGTTGGTCAGGCTGCATGAGGGCTTTGCCAAGATCACAAATTTCAGCAGCGCCACGTCTGTGACAGCGACCGTCCAAGAAAATGCAGACGGCCGCACCGAGCTGATGCCGAGCTACACGGCGACAACCATATCGGCGCATGAAGGAGACCCATCTGCCACCGGCCTAGAGCATAACGACAGATACCAGGACACAGCTGGTGCCTTTGTGTCGCAAGGTTTCAAAGTCGGCATGAAGGTCACTGTCTCTGGGTTCACTGATAGCAATAACAATAAAGCCTCAGCGATCGTCGTCAAAGTCACAGATGACACGCTTCTTCTCGCGCCGTCATCCGACCTGACCGACGAAGCAGCCGGGGACAGTGTCACCATCAGCGGTGACCTCACAGCAAGCACAGACTGGGCGCTAGGCGCCTTTTCAACCGTCACTGGCTTCCCTGCTGCTGTAGCTTTCTATGAGCAACGACTTGTGTTCGCCTCGACCACCCAGCAGCCGCAGACGCTGTTCTTCTCAGTGGGGGGCAGTTTCGAGGATTTTGCTGCCGGCGTTGATGCAGACGATGCCCTGACATACACGCTTGGATCTAACCAGGTAAACATCATCAGATATCTACAGGCCGGCCGTGTGTTGCTCGTCGGGACGTCTGGTGGCGAGTTCGTGGTCACAAGCTCTGAAGACGCGCCTCTGAGCCCCACTAACGCCGTTGTGAAGCGCCAGGCCACATATGGGTCAGCTGACATCCAGCCGGTCCAGGTGGCCAACGTGACGCTGTTTGTGCAGCGCGCCAAACGTAAGCTGCGCGAGCTGGTGTTCGATCTCAATACCGATTCGTACCAAGCGCCAGACATGACCATACTGGCCGAGCATATCACCGAGACAGGCATCAAAGAGATGTCGTTGCAACAGGAACCGGACAACGTCGTTTGGTGCGTCCTGGAAAACGGCAAGTTTGTCGGCATGACGTATCGGCGTGAAGAGAACGTGATTGCTTGGCATGAGCATTTGATCGGCGGCACGTTTGGCTCAGATGCGTTTGGCCATGTTGAAAGTGTTGCAACAATACCAGGTGATCTGAACGAGGATGACACATACCTGGTGGTCAAGCGCACGATCGGCGGCGCAACCAAAAGATATATCGAATATTTCAGCAGCTTCGATTTTGGCAGCGACGTCGAGGATGCGTTTTTTGTAGACAGCGGTTTGTCTTACTCTGGCTCATCGGTGACATCGATCAGCGGCCTTGATCATCTGGAGGGTCAGTCGGTTTCTATCCTTGCCAATGGCGCAACGCACCCTGACAAGACGGTCAGCTCTGGTGCGATCAGTTTAGACTTTGCGGTCACCAAAGCGCATATCGGCCTAAACTACAGCTCGACGCTGCAGACTATGCGTATCGAAGCCGGCGGCACTGAAGGTACTGCCCAGGGCAAAACCAAGCGCATCCATGAGGTTGTGCTTCGCTTGTTTAGGACCGTCGGTGTGAAGGTCGGCAGCTCAGAGACAGAGCTGGACCGCATACCGTTTAGATCGTCAGCTCAGGCAATGACAGCGGCGATCCCGCTTTTCACAGGCGACAAAGAGATTGAGTTTAGAGGCGGGTTTGACAATGACGGCTTTGTGGTCGTCCAGCAGGACCAGCCGCTACCGCTGACCATCATTGGCATCTTCCCGAGACTAATCACCTTCGACCAGTGAGAATTATCAATTACGAACAAAGCCACCTTTACGAGCTGATGGATGGCCCACTGAACGATGGCGCGCCTGAGCATATTGGCTACATGAAGGATTATGCCGGCGAGCTGCAGCAGCCTGGCTGGTCGTTCACGCTGATAGAACATGGCCACATTATCTGCTGCGCCGGCATTGCCGATATGTGGCCAGGCGTCGGCGAGGCCTGGTTCATAGCTAGCAACAAAATACACGAGTACCCGCGACCCTTTATCAGGTTTGCCAAGACCGACGTCATGCAGAAGGTCGTGGACGAAAATGGACTGTGGCGGGTCCAGGCAGTGTGCAAATCGGATTGGCCTGCGGCGCTTAAGTTTGCGCGTTTCATGGGCTTTGAGCCGGAAGGGGTGATGCGAAAGTATGGCCCCGAGGGCATGGATTACATCAGGGTGGCATGGGTTAGATAATGGCATTTTTATTCGAGCTATCGGCAGGCAAGCAAGAGCAGGCCGCCTACAACTACAACGCTGACATCAACGAGCGAAACGCCAAGGCATCTGACCAGGAAGCTGCCCAGCTGATTTTTGCTGAGGAAGAAAAGATTGTTGAGTTCCGCGAGCAGTTCTCGGATCTAGCGGATGCTCAGTCACAGGCCTACAGATACAACGGCTGGATCGCAGAAGAAGGCACACCGCTGAAGGTGGCCCTAGCAAGCGCCCAGGAAGCAGACGAAGAGATCGCTGCCCGGCGCTACAACGCCAAGGTCGGCAGCCAGGAGCTGAAAGAGGCCGGCGTCCAAGAGCGGATGCAAGGCACACTGAACCGCATGTATGGCAGGGCCGCTAGAACACGCGGCAGGGCCAGAGCTGCTCAAAGCATTATTAACACTGCAAGCACAATAGCGATGGCGTGATGAGAGTTCCTACTTATCAAAGACAGACAGCGACGACAGCCAAAACCGGGGCTATCAATTTTTCGGTCAGAGCAAACCCTGGTGCGCTAGCCGCCGGTCAGCGCGCTGTCGGAGATCTATTTGCGTCGGTAGAAAACGCAGCGCTCAGCTGGTACGAGCAGGAACAAAAGCTGAAGCGCCAGGAGAAGCTCAGCCAAAAAGAGATAGAGCTGGACAATGCGCTGGAGACACTGAAGAACGAGCAGCGCAACCGTGACCCAATGATGGTGCTGGATGGTGACCCAGGCAACAACGAGCTGAGTTTCAGCGAGCTTGCCATGAACAAGCTGGACGAGCTGGCACTTGGCATCGATGACAAAAGGGTCCGCAGCGCGTTCCTATCAGCAGCCCGGCAGACTGTTAACCGCTCACAGATCTCGGTCAACCAGGATGCGAGAAACAGGCTTGTCGATCAGCGAGCTGCTACATCACTGCAAGCAGCTGCGAAGCTAGAAGACAAAATTGTGATGGGCAATGGCGCAGATCGGGCTGAGGCGCGTCTGAAGCTGTTTGGTGGTCAAGACGCCGCCGGTAATGAGATTATTGGCTCTTACTACCAGATGGCAGCTGATGGGCTGATCAACGAGACAAAAGCCTTTGAGCTGACCAGATCAGCTGAGAAGAACGTCCGCAAGCGTCAGCAAGAAGCTGATGCCGCCATTCTTGAGATCAATACCGGCAGACGCGTCATCACTGCCGGCGACATCAACAGGCCTTTGCAGCAGCGTCGGGATGCCATAGCTGATGGCATCAGAGACATTGATGGTGCTGTGGCGAAGAACACGATTACGCCAGAAAAAGGGCAAGAGCTGCGGGACAAGGCTACAGACGACACGGTGCGCGCGATCGGCCTGGGGCTGATGACGAAATCTGGGGATGCTACCGGCACGGCTATGGAGATTTTCTCAGGCGGCGCGGGGCTTGATCCGATCTTAGACAGTATGCTCGACGGTATGGACCCTAGCGCCAAGACTAAGGTGCTGAACGATTTCTTTACCATTGCCAACAAGATCGACACCGAGCGCCGCGAGCAGGAAGAGGCTGAAGAAAAAAAGGCCGACCAGGCAAACGTCGATATGTTCGACGCCATCATCAACGTGGACACTGCCGACGAAAACGCGATGGCTGCCGCTTTGCAAAGCCACAAAACGCTGCTGCAGCGTAACTGTTACACCTCCACACAGCGCAACGCAGCTGAGACCATCCTGGGGCTGAAGAAAGAAACAAAGCCAGATGAAAGAAAAACTTCCGACGAGGCTAACAGAGTTCTTAATCAGGCTGACAACGACAACATCCTGACCCCTGAGCTTGTAGTTTCATATCAAGGCCAACTGTCTCGCGCCGATTTTGACAAGTTTTTCCAGCGAGCAAACAATGAAGGCAAGGCCGGCAGGACAGCCGGCAAAGGCTTGATCTCCAGCAAGCTGCGTTACAACGAGTTCAAAGACAGCAACAACGCCCTGGGCGATGCGTCTGACATGATGTTCCAGCAAAGCATGTTTGCTCTGGACGATTGGCTCAACACGCCAAAGGCAGACGGCGGTGGTCAAGGGGCTAGCTATCAAGAGGTTGTCACTAAGGCTCGCGAGATTAACAAAGCCAATGAAACCGAATATCAGACAATGATGAAGGACGCGTTCATCAGCTATCTGCAAAGCTCGCA